GCACCTAACTCTAATCCCAACTTTCTAGCTGCTATACTAGCATTTAAAATATTCATACCACCATCTTTAGCAAACTTAGCAAAAAACTGAGCGTTATCAGCTAAATCTTGCATTACGAGAGCAGGAGCAACACCCGCTGAACCAGCTAAAGCAGCATTTGTTCGTAATTGATTAAGTAATGCATCTCTACTTTGAGATGAAACTGACTCCATTATAGAAAGTGTTTTAGCTAGTTGACTACTTGTTTGACCAGTTGCAGCGGCTGTTCTAGCAAAATTTACACTAAGGTTTAACGATTCTTGTACACTAGCACCTAAGTTTTCTCGTATGGAAGCTTGAGCTTGGTTAATATCTTCTAAATCTAATCCATAGAGTTTTGCTTGAGCAGCTAATACTTTGTTTTGAGCAGTTATAAATGCAGCTTGTTCCGCTGAAACACCTAATTCTTTTCTTGTATCAGTAACTGCTTTTGTGATTGATAAGAATGCTTTTCCTAAAGCTAGTACGGCTGCTAATGCTCCTCCTAGAGGTCCTAAAAATGCTCCAAAAGCTTCCGCTGATTTTACAGCACTATTAGCCATACTTATCATACCAGGTGCTATCTCACTTATAGCATTAGCTTTTTCTTGTGATAATTTAGCTGACTTAGCAAAAGACTTTAGTTCTTCTTTACTTATTTTACTATTACCATCTAATTCGTCTTTAATCTCACCAAGTAACTTTTTTTGCAGAGAATATTCACCTGTCAATGCAGACAATAAAGGTCCTTGTGATTTAATAGTTTCACTTAAACCTTTAGCTAAATCTTGTGCATCAGATAAGTTCTGAGTAATATATCTACCAGTTTTTTCGTCTCTAGCGGGCATTTATTTTCCTATGAATTACATCCAATCAGGTAATTCACCTCGATTGATTGCTTTAATATCAGCTCTTGATAGTTTTGCTTTTGGTTGTTTACGTATTTTGTTTTTGAGATATGTGTCAAGTTCATCACGTGATTTTTCTAAATCTTTTGTTAGTTTAGAAAACTTAGGGTCTTTTTCAGCTAGTTTATTAATAGCTCGTGAAGCACCACCACGACCTACGGCTCTGAATATAGCACTTACAAAATCACCGAGTAAATTTTCAGTTATTGTGTATTTAGGCATTGATGAATCTCCAATTAAATTAAGTGTTATAACTCAATAATAAATATCAAATATATAAAAAATTACTTTTTGAATTGGGGAGCTGTTTTGTTGAGTTGTTTTTGTAACTCTTCTGATTCTTTTTTATAGTGAGTTTGTAATCTCTTGAGATAGAACGTTCTGAGATATATGGGTAGGTCATACACTTCTTTAAAAGTGAATCCTCCCTTAGAATGTAGTATTAATTGAAATATTTCTTCGTGTATCTGAAGTTTATATTCCGGCTGAAGGCCAAAAAAATCGAACGGTTATTGGAACCGTAATCACCTGTTCCTTCCCATTTGAATCTGTTATTGTGGTACTCATATCCATATCGGGTGTGATTGAGGATAAGTATTTTCTAAATTCAAATGAATCAACTGATAAAAACTCATTTTCGACAAAATTATTTATATAAGAGGGTTCTGACTTACCATCTACTGAAGTAATCATATACTTTAATCGTGTTGTTAATTCGAATCCTTGTTCCTTAGATATTTTCTCAAGAGCTTTTATCTCTTTATCGATTTCATTTTCGTCAGCTCCCGTTAATAGTTTGAATGTAATCTCTCTTTCAGAATTAGGTAATTTATACTCGAACTGATTCTTTCCTCGAGGAAACTTAGAGAAATCAATATCAACGGCTTCAAGTGAAGTTAAATCACAAGATTGTTCTTCACCGTCATACGTAAATTTGTAGTCTTTTCCATATCCCAAGATACGAGCTGCCACCATTACAGCATTCTTATCACCTATTAATAAATCTTCAACTTTGATTGATTTATCAACTATCAATGATTGTAATAATTTTTCAATCACAACACCTTTTTGTATCAAATTCTGAGATGTAAGTATATCTTCTTCTTTAGCCGTCATATACTTTATCTCTACTTTACCACTTGATAGAGGATGTCCTTGAACGTAAAAATGTCCTTTAGAGGGCAAATCAACGATTTCCGTTGGAAACTTGTATTCTGCCATTATTTTTCCTTATATGAATAATTTATAATAACCAATTATAATTATAACCTTTGGATTTCAAATAACAATTTATTTTTTCGGTGCTATCTTTTCCTTGATAGGTTTCAAAAGCATATCGAAAACAATGTCATCGTATTTAGTTGGGGTAAGTTTAACAATCTTCTCTACTGCGTAAAGAACTACTAAAACGTATTCCCAATTTGCTGCTATCCATTCACTCATTTTATACTCCTATTAGAATTGTAGTATTGCGTAATCGTATTTAAGTGTTAATGTAATTTCTGCTGGGTCGCTTGTAGCGTAATCCAAATCACCGAAATTAGCATTCTCAATATATGTTCCTTTTAATGTCCATTCCTCAACTTTATCACCGACTGGACCTAACAAGTTAAAAGTAACATCTCTTTTATAAAAATCTGAATAACCATCACGACCTGTTACAGATTCGTGTGAAGTTCTAATCCATTCCATCACAGCTTGAGCTGCTGAAGGTACAACTGGGTCGTACAACATAATATCGATAGGTTGCCAAGCTCCCTTACCTTTTATGTATCGTTTTACATTGATGTGGTCTAATACGATTTCTTCAAACTGAATCTGTGGTCTGTTAGCAGCTTTAATTAAATAAGCTGGTACACCTTCAATATACATAATGAACCGATTTTTTGTTTTCGGTTCAAATGGTGTAAACATAATTTCTGAAGGGTCTAATGTAGCCATTCTTAAATCTCCTAAAAAAAGTCCTTTATTTTCACTCATTAATAAATATCAAAAGGTCAAATTTTATGTAAAAAACAAAAAACCCCAACCGAAATTGGGGTTTTTCATTATAAGTTACATTGTTTTAGTAGGTTGAACTTACTCAGGGAATGTTGCTCCTGTTGGTTGAACAACAAAGTCTAATACGATAAACTCTGCAGTTCTAGTAGGTTGAATAAAGATTTGACCTACTAACTGATTTCTATCAACAACATCTGCTGTATTGTTAGTGTCATCCATCACTACTCTGAAAGCACTTAAACCACTATTCTGTTGTACTTGTTCGAGATATGGATTAACAATATTCAAGAATCTGTTTCGTGTTGCTGCTGTATTCTGTTCGAATACCAAGAATTGTGAAGCACTTGCAATAAACTTTCTAAGTGCAATCAACAATCTACGAACGTTGATTCTATCTAATGCTGATGGTTTGGATTGAAGTGTCTTTTGACCAAACACAACTACACCTTGATTAGGGAAAGATGCTATAGGATTAATTCTACCCTCATACAATCTATCTCTTTCTGCGTGTGTAAGTCTTGTCTTGGCTTCTGTTACACCTAAACCTGCTAGACCTCCTCTGTTGAGTCCTGCTGGAGCAAACCATTCGTGTGAAACACTATCGTTAAATGCTAACACTCCTGGAATCACAACTGAAGGTGGTACAAATACAGGAACATTGGTTCGACTATCAACAAGTTTAACCCAAGGATAATATGTAGCTACGTAGTTTGTATCAAGAGTATTGACAGCGTCAACTACGGTATTAATACTATCATCAATATCAGAACTATCCATTATAAATAAAGCATCTGCTCTTGCCTCTACTTTACTGATAGCGTGATTAGTAACGCTAGAGTGTAATCTATGAATAACACCTGGTGTTACTAACAAGTTTATATCAAACTCATCTGGATTACTTACAGCATTGATAGCTCGTTTGTAAGCTAATGTTCCGCTAGCCTCTGCTGAGGACATATCGAATCCTTGTGAGTTAGTATTAACTATGTCTGTACCTGTAAGTGAAGGTGTAGCTGGATTCATTCCATCAAAGCCCCACTGGAAAGGAACAGCAAACTTCTTCTGTTCTATAGCTGAACCTGACAGAGTAATTACTTCTGATGTACCCGAGTAAGATTCACCAGCTCCTACTAATCTTGAGGCATCAGCATTACCTACAGCGTGTGTGTTTAAGTTAAAGGCTCTATTGTCATTACCTGCTGACTGAGCTCCGTTAGGTACAGGAGCTAACATCTCTCTGTTTCCTTTTTTACTAAAATCAAATCCAAAGAATACATTCTCATCGAATACACCATTGTCATTAAGTTGACTTTCAACAAATGACGCAGTCGGTACAAATGACCCACTTCCATCACCTGTATTAGCTCTACTCTTAACAACATTGTTAATAGCTTCAAATCCGAAAGGTAACATAGTTTCTGGTAATTTAAATGTTGTACCTTCTACCATATCAACATAATCACCTACTCTGATGTATAAACTTTGATTTGGATAATCACCATAATAATCAAGTTTACCATTTGAGTCGATTGTTACGTGTCTATCACCGATTCTCTTAGCAAAGAAATCTGGGTTCAATGGGTCAAATGACAATCCATCAAATTGTTCGAGTATTTCTCCATCATTAGCTTCTCCTGGATTCAATCTGACAACTTGAATTGAAAATGTTCCAAAGTTCTGGTCGGAAACGGTTGATGCTTTTACATTCAATATATGGATTCTATATTGTGTATTAGCCGCTGTACCGTGAGAACGTGTATAGATTCTAAATAGATTATTAACTTCAGCTGAATTATGTAATACGTGAGACACACCATCAACAGGTTGTGATTGAATAAAAGGTGTACGAGCTACGTTGTAATCTTTGTTACCACTCCACGTTGTAGCATTACCTTTTGAATCATATCCTGTTGAACCTCCTGCAAAGTCTAATCCTAAACTATCAGCGGTAACCGAAGCTGTAGGTTGACCTGCTACACCTGAACCTCCATCATTTAATGATGCACTTCCGAATAAAGCATGTCCCTGGTCAGGGAATTGTTTATATAAATAAACTGAAGTAGTCCTTCCTCCGAATGTAGTAACATTTGGATTAGTACTGAATACTTTATCAACATAGATATTACTTCCTGTATCAAAAGAAGCTGTATATCTTTCTAAAATTCCACTTCCACTAACGGTTAAACGAAATTTATTAAATTTACTATCACCTGTCATTATTGATTTCGACAAATCAGCTGCTCCACTAGCTCCTCGAGAAGGTGCTAATACAGCTAATGACCTAGTATGTACACTATTAGCGGTAAGGTCGAGTGTATGTGCTTGATATCCTCCGATACCTAAGACTCTAACAACGGTTACAACACCTGCACTTTGTAGGTATTGTTCAACGGTGTATGGCGTGTAAAATCTGTCATCAATTTTTCCAAATAGTTCCTCAAATTCCTGAAAACTGGTAATCTGAGTAGGGGTGAAAGCTGGACCTAGTTGTGTAGGACCGATTATAGCGGCACCTATTTCACCTATTGACTGAGGAAGAAATGATAAATCTCTTTCACGAGTAAATACACCTGGCGAGACGATTCTTTCTGCCATTGTGATTCTCCTAATTAATTTTTTTGTTCAAAGCTTTGAATATAATTATTCCCATATAAATATAACGTAAGTTATCCAAATACAATAATTTACAAACTTTTTTTAAGAATTTGGTGTAAACACACCAGTTTCAGGGTCAAGTTGTCCGTTTCCATACTTTTCACTAAGAGAAGCCACTAATGTAGCCTCCTCAGCCTGTATTTCAGCGTACTCTTTTGTAAGACCTTGTTCTGTTTCAATCAACTTATTTAGTTGTTGATTCAGAAGTAATCTCTGAACTGAGACTTGACCAAACTTTACTTGAGACTCTTGATACTTTGTCTGTAAGTCTTGTAAAGACTGAAGTTCTTCTGTTGTGAATTTGATTGATTCAGGCATTTTTATCTCCTATTGTTAATTACCAAACACTCCAACCACCATCGATAACTATGTTTTGTCCTGTTATATATGATGATGCTTCTGACGAGAGAAACACAGCAGCTCCCGCTACTTCATCTGGTTGTCCTACTCGTTTCATTGGAGTTCTTTTACTTAAATCTATTATGTATCCGGGTCTTTCAGGTACACCTTTTGTCTTTTTAGGAAAATTACCTGGACTTATCGTGTTGACTCGTATTCCCTTTGACCCATATTCTGTAGCTAATCTTTTTGTCATTTGTAGAATACCTCCCTTAGCTACTGAGTAATATATACTACTACTTTTTACTTCTTGATATAAACTTTGGTCGTGTCCTAATAAACCGTAAATCGAAGATATATTGATAATTGAACCTGTACCTTGTCTCAACATTTGTGGTAAAACACTTTGAGTACAGAAAAAGTTATGTGATAGTATATTATCAATACCTTTGTCCCATTCATCTTTTGTTATATCTTCAATGGGTTTTCTATCTTCGTTGAAAGCATTATTAATCAATATATCAATAGTGTTTTCGTTTTTTAATATATCATCGATTCTTTTTTTCACTTGTTTAGAATCTGTAACATCACATCTTATAAACGTCAAACTACCATCAAAGTCAATTTGTTTAAGACCCGTTCTAG